TCTTTTAAATATTCTTTATTTTTTAAACGGTATTCTTTTATATGTTCTATGTTTTTTAAATAGTATTCTTGGTGCCATTTTTTTCTGTGCTCTTTATTTTTTAAATTGTATTCTTTATAATATTCTTTTCTATCTCTTTTCATTTCTCCAGTCTCCTGACATCCTTGAGCGTTTCAATATCCTTAAAAGGAACTAAGGTTATCTTATCCTTTCTTCCCCAGTCGGATCTTTGGTAAATATGATAGGGCTTTTTTCCTGCCGCGTATGAATTTTTTTTTAATTTTTCTTGAACGAAGTTCAACAACTCTTCCCGATTCACCATTAACCAGTACTCCCCGCGCTCAAAAACAATATAGTCGGCGCGTCCCTTTACCCAACCAGGTTGTCCGCGGACATTGGTCCCTTCAATCCAGGCGCATTCGTCCTGTGTCTTGGAATCCCAACGATTCGTTTTCTTGAGGCCCTTGACATCGAACTTCAACGTTTTACCATTGAGTTCACCTTCCACATCCCAGTGTTCCTTGATGTTTTGGTAGTCGTTAGCCCATAAAATATTGCTCAAATGTCTTTGAGCAAATGCCTGTTCAACAAGTTTGGCCTTTCTTCTGAATTCTTCCCAGCTCAGTGTAGCCTCTCTTTCTTGATGTTGTAGGGTTTGACGGGTGCATTTTTAATCACTTCCATCATTTCCTCATATTCCTCATCATTTAATTGCGTCTTGTAGATTCGTTGAGCAATTGCCATCATGGTCCTTGCAACCAGTTCCGCAGGTTGTTGATGATCATTCAGAAGATGCATCGCATGCTCGAAGAGTTCATCGTATATTTTTTTAGTATCATCCATTTAGAGACTCCTTAAATTTTCCTTCCCAGGCCCATGATCCGTGGTGCTTGGTTGTGGATTCAGTGTTTGCATAAATTGTAAAATCATTTCCTCTCGCTAATTTGCAAAAAGAAACATCTTCACCCACAGCATAGCCATCGCTGAAACCAAAGTCAAAGAAGTTGTAATAGAATGTATGACTCTTGTCGGCGCTGGGTGTAGCTTTATTTTTAATTTTTAATTCAGGATGATTTTTTATAATTTTTTCAAAGACCACACGATCGATCAGCATCAGACCCGTGGGTCCTGCTTCAAGTTCGACCAGTCCACCAGGAAGAATAGGAATATTTTTAGGATCCTTGAACTCGACGGTGTAGATGTGTTTGTCTAACTTTGGCGCCTTTACCCGATACGGGGTACAGACAATATCTTTCTTAGCAACCAGCATTCTCATCACGGATTCGGGTTCGAACTCAACATCGGAATCGATGAAGAGTAGGTACTGATACTTCGTCGTTAGAAAAACAGACGTCAGATAGTTCCGCGCCTGATGAATGAGTGGAGATTTCATGGTGTTGATTCCTACTTCAATTCCGCTCTTACTCAGCTGCTGCACGAGCTTAATGACCGATAGCATCGTGTTGATTTTCACCGAGTCATAGCACGGCATGGCAATGTAAACAGTTGGTTTCATAATAGATCCCGATGCGCCGCCATGATGTTTAAGGGGTTAGAAAGCGACGGCGCACCAGCCCTTGGTTTTACCCAAGGGGAAATGGAGTTTGCTTTCGCCCCAACTCTGAATTTTAATTGTGTGGTCATTTTTTCACTTTTCCTGTTCTATAGGATGCCATTTGAATAAAATTAAAAGAAATGGAAATACGGGTTTCTTTGCTTTTATTAATATCTACATAATGATTTAAAAAACTGGGAAACATGATGAGTCGGCCTGCTATCGGTAGATAGGCAACATGTCTTAATAGACGCGGAGGAAGTTTATAAGGTGAAAGTTGTTGAGGTGCGGTCATGGAATAACCTGGTCTTGGATCTTCAATAATTAAATCACCACAATCTGCAGGAGTCTTAACATAATAAACTCCTGACCATTGGCAATTGGGGTGAATATGCGTTCGATTAGAACATCCTGGATAATTAATATTAGCCCACATGTTTGATAAAAAAGTTGGATGGACATAACCTTCCTCCATACCTACCTGTTGCTGAAATTTATTTAGTTCACTCACCAAAGGTTCATATTCTTTTTTAAGGTGCATATCGGTTGTACTATGCCAACCTCCTTGATTTGTGTTTTTTACACCTTTGTCTTTTTCCTTCCATTCCTCAATATTCTTAATGAGATTCTCATTAAGATTAGTGGCATCTTTTAAATCACACCAATAGATTGGAGTCGGAAAAAATAAATCCAAGTGTCTTTTAAAATCTTTAGGTTTAGCCATTATTTCTTTTTCGTTCATTTAAAAGGAGTACCTCCGAACCACATCACTAAGCTCTTACGATTTCCTGAAATAATGGGTTTAACTCTATGTACATGAAAGCTAGCAAAAAAGAGAGCCTGACCTTGTTTAAGTTTAAAAACAAAATTATTATTTGTATTATCATCTCTGCTAAAAATTTCTAGTTCACCTCCTTCAAATTCTTTAGGGTCATTTAAAAGTAAGGATAATGATATTTTCCGAACTGGAGGGACTGGAACCGCATCGACACTCATATCCATATGCCAAGTATAAAAGTCTCCTTTTGAATATTCACTATATTGACCAGTTTCACGCAGTTGCATACCTTCAAAACCAAAGCGATTTCTATTAACGAGTTCCATCCATCCTAAAATATCGCTATAAATTTTTGAAGCTTTCTCAAAAGGTATATGACTAACTTTACTTTTACGGGCTGTATAATCTTTTTTATTTGGATGCCCAGCAGTCATGAGACCTCCGTCTGATTGAGGCTCAGCTTGACCGAGCCTAATAAGTTCTTGGCATTGTTGTGGAGTAAGTATCGGCTTTGGCTCTCTGACTATATAAGATTTCCAATTAGGTTCTCTCATTTAGACTCCATTTTAATTGTGTGGACATCGTCTCTTTTTCCATTTTCTATATCCTTTTATCCATTCATCGTGATCCCGATATTTCCAGCGTTTGTCCCAGGCCCAGTTGTGAATGCGCCCTGACCAAACTTCGATCCATCGTAAAATATTATCTCGCATAATTCCTTTTTAATTTAGCTTCATATTTTTCCCTAACGTAGGGACGCTTGCGATACTCGGTCATGTAATTTCTTTTCTGTTCCTGATTTTCCTGTAGTCTGTAGTAACGTTTATTCGCTTCCTTTCGATTAATGATGTCTTGTTCGGTTCTCATCTGAGACTCACTTCGCTATCTGTTTCGATCCAGACTCTTGCGCCGCAAGATAAGGGTTTATCTGGTCGATAAATAACTGTGCTTGGGCCCAGGATGTCAACGTTGTGAGCATAACGATTCGAGTGGCTCGTCTTCACTGTGATGACAGGATTGCGTGTGCCGTGCTTTTTGTTGAAGCGGATCTTGTGCATGTTAACGTGAATTCTTTTTTTCATATCTTGTAAAACGTATAACGCACCGTTATCTCCTCTCCTTTTTTAATATTTTTAATTGTCACAAGATTCCATTTCGTTTTATATACCTCATCGTACATTTTTACTTTAATTACGTTGCCTTCATTGGCATGATTAATAAATCCACCTAAAGGAGTACGAAGAATTTCTTCTCCAATCTGCACGTGACTCATACCCAAATTAGTCGCTTGCTGGATCGGTTGATCCGCAAAGAGTCCTAAGCCATTGACTTTACTCTGTTTAATCGTTAGCGATTCGGGTAAGGGTTTGTACATGTTCTTTTCCTTTATCATAAATATGTTTCTTTATACTTTTTTCTGAATACATAATGGTTAATACATCCACACCATTATAAGCTTTCACATAAGCATTTTGACTAATGGCAATACTTGAGCCACTCATAAGTAGTGCAAACTCAGTGCAACCGCTTACGGTAATAAACATTATAAATAAAATCGTCAACTTGAGCTTGATCATAATTTTTAATCTCCCCTTCTGACTCACAGACCCAACACTGTTTCACTTGAGTAAGGTTCTGATTGTCTACCACATTTAAATAGCCATTTCCATGACAATTGTCGCAGATTCTAGTTCGTTTTGTAGGTACTATTAAATCTTTCATTTTTTCACAACCTCCCCTGTGTATTGGCCTTTTTCATTCCGAAAAATTTTATGTTCTTTATGCCATGCTTCTCTTCCTTTAGAATAAGCAAATGTAATATTTCCATGTTCATCAACGTAAACAATTTCAATTTTTAATATTTTTTTAAGAGGATGCGTGACCGTTCGATTGATACGATTGCCTCCTGTTTTTGTATTTTTTCGATCGTTGAATGTTTTTACATCCACGTAGCGTGTCTCTCCTGTTTTTTCATGTACAAAAACACTATCAATAGGTCCACTCATTTTATTAAAAACAAGATAGCCTAATTTTCTAAAATAGGCACCAGCTATTAATTCAGCCCAATCTCCTTTTTGCTTGGTTTTTTTTCCAAGAGAAATTTGCGTTTCTTTATCTAAACCGTTTCTACTTGGCATTTTTTTCTTTCTTTTTTATTGGTGAAATTTTCCAACGACTCTTCGCTGTTCTCCAGCCATTCTTAGAAACATCCCAATACCTCTTGCACAAGTTCCCCGTGCTTTTTGCCGTGAACTCATACTGCATATCCGTACTTGGATCGTAAGGTCGCGTAAGCTTTTTACCATCCGACTTGGAATAATAGCTTATAGTATGTTTATCCATATAGTTTTGGTCTCCCTCCTTTTTTTCCCATCGCGGCATAATAAGAATTTCCTGTTAAATGTTTTTTCTTAGGTCTTCCTCTTCCTCGTTTAGGCCCTTGTCGGTAATGAGAAGTAATGGGCACATCTACATTCCAACCATTTTTTCTTAATAAAATTTTTCTAATTCTTGTTTGAACATAAGCAGGGTTTCTTCCAGCCATTTCACATATATCTCTGAAATGAGGGCCCCCTTCTAAAAAGAAATGACGCGCTTGCTCATGATTAAAATCATATTGATTTTTGTGAGCTATGTTAGCGGGCACTTTCATGTTCAAAGCAGGAGGACCTTTACACGCATCTAGGGCTGCCCTGCATAGAACAGCAACCCACAGATCTTTTTCTGGAAGACTTACTTTGCCTTCGTCAATTGTTTCTTCTGCGTGTCCTACCCAGCTTGTAAAACTATTGTTTGCTCTTCCCATTTAATTTTCTATCTTTCTCTGTTGCTAACGCTTCTACGGTCTTACTAATGGATAATTTAGCATCGGGTAATAAAGTTTTGGACAGTCTTACCAATGTGTTATAGGTATCGTGTGTAAGTGAAACGTTTCGATATTTACTAATGTCTGTCATGTTTTCTTTCCTTTTAAGTTAGTTATAATATAGGATTTTAATTCAAAGATGTCAAGATGAAATATATACTAATAATATGGGTGTGCTCTTTTATTAACAATAATGGATGCCTCCCTCCCATTGAATCACCAAAGCTTTATGACTCCTGGTATGAATGCTCTATTACAGCGCATAAAGAATCTATGTCTCTTTTACAGAAAATGGGTTATGCAAATGTAAATAAATATCAGGTGGGTACTAAGTATAGTTGTAAGTTAACAGATACTTCTTGATAATGTGGCTAGAATGTGTTAAAGAAAAATTCTTACCTTTAATAGCTATCCCCTTATTTTCCCTCTCGGGATAGCTTTAGTTACACATATACCCAATCATGAGTTTACCATCATGGGTAAAATTTCCTTGGTCTGGCCCTGGTCCGTGATACGTGGTGTTTATTTCACGCCACGCGTTGGCTATTTCCCCGCAGTTTAGACCGTTTGTTTTGAGCTCGATTCTTTCGACCCCGCTTGTGCTTAGCAAGAGTATTATTACGATATATTTCATACTGGTCTACCGCAGCTTTGATGGCTCTTTTAATTTCTTTTTGGTTCGTGAACAAGTTTGCCATTCTTGAAACTTCTCTGCTGCATATGTCCTTTCTTGTTAAGATAGGTAATCCAACCACTGAATTTTGGATCTAGTAGAAGTACTTTTTTTATAGCCTTCTTCCAGCTCATAGCGTGCGTTAGGTCCGCTTCTCCGCCTTCTTTCGTTACTGTATATTCATATCTCATACTTTCTATATAGGTTTTCGTAGGACTTATGTCAAGCGCTAGTAAAAATAATTATCCACCAAAGCCGATGTCGTCTTCGTGTACTACACAATTTGAATAAGGCCGAGGTTCCATATCCTTTACATAATTGACATATAGTAATGATGCAAGAAAAATGTTGTTACGACTTGTTAATTTGTAATGTTTTGTAAAGAAATAATTTACAACGTGTAAGGGGTGTTAACCTTGACCCCGTGATTTTTTATATTTACTGCGTTTATTGGGTCTTTTTGAGTGACGTCCAGGGCGCTTGCGGTGAGTAGCTTTAACATGAACGTAACCGTAGCCTCTAGGCTTGCGGCTCATCGCTTAAGGCCTCGGGCTCATTAATGGGTAAATAAGTAATACGACCATTAATATATTGCTTGGTTATTTCTCTACAGGTAGAACATCTAAAATAACCTACACGAGTACTCAACATTTGAGTGATGGATTCACAATAAGGACATTGACCCCATTCAACCTTGACTCGAACACCAAACATGTCTTTACCAATCTCCTCGACGAGTGAGTTTATCTTCTTGTGCGGAGGCACGTCCTTTGCGGGTGTAGGCTTTTTTGTTTCGATAGGTTTGGGGTTTGAAGTACCGAAGTATTTTTGCCATAGGATTTTTAGTTCTTTTAGCATTAGTATTTTGACGTCGCATCATAACTATCGCTGGTGTACCCATGCTCAATAACACGTACGATTCTTGTACGAGCAGTTGTCTCCCCCTTTTCTTCTACGTACTCGACCTCAGCTTTAACATTAGCACCGCATTTAAATTGGACGCGCTCGGGCTGAATGCTTCTCTCGGCCTGGCGCTTCGCCTTCAAACAATCTGCCATCGAGCCCTGATATGTGTGCTCGACCAATTGGCCCTCTAAAAACATGCAAAGGGCGACGCATATGATAATTTCATTTGGCATTATTGTGTTCCTCCATTTTTAAAATGAATCTCTCGATTCGAATCTTTGAGCTCTTCAATATCTATTAACACTTTTTCCATTTGTTTACTTAAAAAATCGATGTTTATTTTATTGTGCATCATACTCTCAATTTGTTTATTAATTCGATCGGTGGTCTTGTAAAGGTCTTCCAGCATCATGTACTGCTCAGAATCCGCGGGCAAACTACCCAAGAGGCCCCGAGGCCATTTGATCCTAAATTCGCTGTTCATTTCCAAATCTTTTTGCATCAATTCTATCTGAGTTGTGACACGGTTTTGCGTCTCAATCAAACCAAAATAAGCCCAGGTCCCAATTGCCACCATGGTGATCAATGAGGCAACCGTCTTGAATGGCATCTGAACTGATGCTTCTTCTGAAAATTTGAGAGGTTTACCCATAGACTCCACAACAACTCAATTTTTCCATAAAAAAATAGTGATACACAGTGAAGCCTATTACAGTTCCGATGCTCATTCCTATAAATAACGTCACATACTTTATCATACACATTTAGAAAAGTGCAGATAAAATAAGTACGCAATTGCTGCTACTACTATCACCTGATATTCCAGGTTGTTCCTAGCTATAAATTTACGTAATTTTTTTTCCATTGTTTATTCCTTTTGATTCACATCTCCCCAAATAATTTTATATTTTAATTTTCCGCCATCGTCCCCCTGAGTATGATCAGTGGGTTCTTCAATTTGGATAACATGTTTTACGCCATCACATCCCATAGTAAAAAGTACAAGTAAAATAATAATTAGAGAAGATACTAGATATTTCATCCATCTAGTTTCCCTGCTTCTTATTTTTCTTGCGCTTCTTTTTGCCCTTAAGATTTTTAAAGTTCTGTACCTCATCTTCTATTATCTCCACTTTGGTTTTAATTAGAACCATATCTTGTGAAAGAGAGAACGTACGTTGAAGTGTCCATCCTCCGAGCGCTAATAAAATAGCGAGTAGTGCCGTGATTAACTTTTCGTTCATCCTAGCTACAATTGTTTTTATCTATATCCGCTGGTTGTTCACCAGAGAATACCCAAAACCAAGAAGAGATCTTTGTTCCCTCTTGAGTATAGGTACATTTTTTACCTACCGAGCAGGCGCTTAATGCAAAGAGTAGTGCAAGCACTAAAAATAATTTATTCATTTGTTTCCTCTGTTTTGTTTTCTTCGTCTTTTACTTGACAACACTCTCCGTTGTCTTCTTTTTCTTTTGAGTGCGTACCACAACATTTTTTTGGATCTATTGGCACGTTTCACACTCTTCATGTTCACAATTCATACAATTACAGACTCCATACATATCACCATGTTCTTTCAAAGAACAGTGGCAATCGCAGTTACAATTTTTACATTTTGTCATCTTTTACTTCTTCAATGTCATAGAAGAATCTATCTGAATCTTCTGTTTTCCATTTACTATCATCTTCTACATTCCACTCAGTAGTCTGAGTCTTCCAGTCCCGAGGAATTTCATTCCTCACGGTAAAGGATGGAATGCTCCAGATAATTCTATTGTTTGGCTGAGCCGCATAGTTTCCGTTCTCCAGGGCTATGATGTGTGCGCACTTATGTTCTTGCGGGATCTCCGAATGATCAGTGTCGACTATATTACTCTCTGGATGGCCCCAGTCAACCGTAAAAAGATACGCTCCTGGATACCACTTCTTATCTTTTCCTATGAATTTACAGGACTGACCGTCCAAGACATCAAAAGAAGTAACGCTAGGATAGTAACTAAAGCAATTCCATAGCTCCAACTCGTCAAGTCGCATCCTAGGAACTTCTTTAACATCAAAGCCTCTTTGTATGAACGCAGAGATTGGCAAACGGTAGAATATAGCTCCGTTTTCCATAATTGCATGAAAGAGTATCGGACGCCCTGTAATCGATGCAAACCCAAAAAGTAAGCAGTCTTCCACTTCTCCATGGTGTTCCTTAAGGTCATAAAGATATTCTCTTCTCACCTGCGCATACGTGGCAGGAATGTTTGCGTTCAAGTAAGCCATGCAGCATAAAATCCTAGTTTGCTAAAAAATATATAGCAACAATTACTACCACAACAGCGGCAGATATCTTTGGGTTAGCTTTCGCTAATGTCCAAAGTTGTTTTACTTTTTCCATAGTTCCTCCTAATTTATATTACCCCAGTTTTCGCCAGCTTCATAGTCTACCTTATTTGGTACTTCTAGCTCAACTGAAGTTTCCATTATTTGTACTATCTGTTTAGCTTCTTTATCATCTTTTACGGAAATATCCAACTCATCATGTACTTGTATATGTGGTATAATTCCTTCTTTATGTAGATCAATCATTGCTTTTTTAGTCATATCAGCTGCTGATCCTTGTATTAATCTATTCAATGCTTTGTAAGTGTATGCTCTTTTTATCCCTGGTCCGTGTTCCAAGAGCGCTTGATCATGTGGCAATGCTTTATGAATCCCGAATTGATTCGGTTCCCATAAAGGAAAACGACACAGTCTTCCAAGTAAAGTTCTAATTTTTCCTGAGTCTTGAGCACGTTTCATCACAGCGTCCATTAACATTTTAACAAATGGAACTTTAGCATGATACGTTTTAAATAAATCTTCAGCTTGAAGTTTACTAACTCCGAGTTCAGCTTGTAGTTTATTTTTTCCCATTCCATAAAATAATCCCAAGTTAATTGTCTTCGCTTGTTTTCTAGGTATCTCAGCCATATCAGCTACAATCTTATGAAAATCAGCGTCATTATTCTTATAAGACTCAACGACTTCATCAACTCCATATAAATTTTGTAAGGAAGCATAGTGCACAACGAGTCTTGGCTCTTGTTGATTGTAATCAAAACAACCCCAGGTACATTTTTCCTCAGGAATAAATAATGATCTGATCCGTGGTCCAAGTTCCTTGTTCCGTGCTGGAATTTGCTGGAGGTTTGGATTATTCATACTGAATCTTCCCGTCACGGTTCCTCCGCCTTCGGATCGAAGTTGATTAATTTCCGCATGAATCCTACCTTTTTGACTATGTTTGAGAATGGTATCAATAAAAGTTGTATGAGCTTTATTAATTTCTCGAGCTTTAGCAATACACTTCACAACATTGTGTGGGTGATTCGCTAGAAAATTCTTAGTAAATGATGGAGCTTCAGTTTTAACAGTTCGATCGTAAGGTAGTCCTAATTTATCAAAAACTTTAGCAATGGATCTTGCAGCCCAGATCTGAACATCTATCCCCGTACTTATTAACACTTCCCCTAACATTTTTTTCTCTTGTTCTACTAATGTTTTCTTTTCGATCGCGGCTTGTTCTTGATTTACACGTACACCAAGAAATCTCATATCCACTAGGCATGGAAACAATTCCATTTCCATTTTAAATATGGACTGTATATCTTGATGAATAATTTCTTTTTTTAATTCCTGCCACAACTCCAGTGTGAGTTGGGCGTCACGCTCTGCGTAAGAGCCAACGTACATTGCGGGAAGTTTATACATTTCAGCTTTAGGGTCCACTCCCCATGATTTTGCAGCTTCATATAAAGCTGTTTCATCTTTACCCTTACCAACATAATCTCGTCCACAACCATTTAAATCATAACGTAATCGATTCTCATCACATAAAGCTGCGGCTATCATCGTATCTATAATTCTTCCATTAATCTTTAAACCTAATGCTCGTAGCCAACACACGTCATACATGGCATTATGAAATATTTTATCGGAGGGTGTTTTTAAAACAGCGGTAAGCCATTTAATAATCATCTTACGATCCATGTTACCACCGCCTTCATGAGCAAAAGGATAGTAAGCACAAAAATCTTCTGTTGCTACGGAAACTCCTACAACTTCACCTACTCCAACAACCGAACCTGATCCCATTCGTATATTTAAATTAGGATCTCTAGTTTCTAAATCAATTGCTATTTCACAGGCTTGCGTTAAATCAGGAAATTCTTCTGGCGGGAGCCATTCTGTTTGTGGCTTGAAGAGAGGCATTTGCATTAGGAATAATCTCTTTCAATAATCATATCAATGTAATGTTTTGCTTTTTCCAAATCTTGTACTTCTCCTTTATGTGCGTGTCTGCAAATATATTTAATAGCATTTCCCTCTGCAAAAAGCAATTTATTATCATTGATAAATTTACTAGGTTGGATCTTCATATCTTTGTAGTGAGATCCTCCAATTTGTTTTTTATAAACACTCATTGCTGCAAGTCAAAATTAGCACTCAGGGATATTCTTTCTCCTTTGGACAAAAAAGGAGCAACGAAATGAGTGAGGGTTGCTGGAAATATAAAAAGGTCTCCTTCTTCGGGAAAGAAAACTCTATTGGAAATAGTGTGAGGCTGAAATTCCCCGTAACTAAAAGAAAGTGAGCCTGGTCCGCCTCCCGTTCCTGTAAATGTTTTATGTTCTTCTTCTAATCCTTCAGGAATTTTGACAAATAAGACACTGGACAAATCACAGTTGAGGTGCGTGTGAGGTGGATTAAATTCTCCAGCTATCATAAAATTAACCCAGGATGAACGTATGAGCAGTTGGGTTATAGTTTTTCCATACCAGTTACGATATGCTTGGTAAAAAGGACCTAAATAAGGATCGATGATTTTACTATAGTGTGTAGGGCTAATGTAATGTTGGTGTTTAATAACTCCAGCCAATGTTTCATCAACTTCACTGGATTTTTTGCTACAAAGGTCGGCACACTTTTTTAAATCTTCTTGTTGCATTTTTATTTTAAAAAGAAGGGGTCCCCAATAATAAAAATTATACTCCCTCATAAACGAAATGCCTTATAAATATCTTTTGGTCTAACAATATGTAAATGATCTTTGGTTCGTGTTGCACCGACATAAAATAATCGATTCTCGTCATCAGGAAAACGATCCATACTTTTTTGAGTATTTCTACTTAAATCGGTAAGAAGAACTACATTTGAACATTCTCCTCCCTTGACACCATGAATCGTTGATAATAAAATACGCGGTTCTTTATTAAGTTGTTCACCATTCGCTCTCATTTTTCGAATATATTCAATTTGATTTTGTGGAGCAGAATCAAAAGCTTCATACCAAACAGCTTTAGTTTTTAATCCTTGATAGCTACATGCTTCGGTGATGTTGTAAAATTTATCTTTATCTAAGTATTGAAGATTTTCTTTTTGATAATGTTTGGGAGACATATATGATGCTATTCTTTTAATTTGTTCATGATTTAAGTCATTGTTTTTACGCCATTGTTCCCAATCAATAACAGCTTCATATAAGTCTTTTTCATACCCTTTCTTAAATTTATTTCGATAATATAATCCTTTAGAATACAAAACATTTTCTAATTCATTCAACATGTGACGAGTTCTTGCTAGTACAAACCATTTTCCACTCCTCATATCTACATCTTTAAATTCATGATAATAAGATAATAATCCGCTCTTACTTTTCGGCTGCCATTCTTTATGAAGTCTTTTAGAAATTCTTTTAACAATTCCCATAGCTACATCATGTACGACTCCTGGTATTCGATAAGATTGTGTAAGGTTTAATATTTTTCCTGTTTGAGTAATAAAACTATCCACATCTGCACCCGCCCATCTAAAAATAGCTTGGTCATCATCACCTGCAATATAATTATCCTCAGTTTTATCCCAAATAGATTTTGCCATATTCCACTGCAAACGAGATAGATCCTGAGCTTCATCAATAAATACAACATCAAATTTAGGAGAGACATCTGATTCTGTAAACTCAGAAATCATATCATTGAAATCAATGAGTCCATGAGCTTTTTTATAACTTTCTAATTCACTACTTAAAATTTTTAAATCTTTAACTGAAACTTCTTGAGAATGTTCTTTTAAATTATATTGTTGTTCAGGCGTAATACCTCTTAATCTGGCAAGTTGAATAATTCTTAAATAATCACTGTTGGTGGTAAATAATCCTGTTTGGTCATCGTCCCATTCATTATAATC